CAAACTCAATTTGGTCATCTCTATTTATAGTCATTTGAGACATTTGTTGGAATCCCAATGGTGAAGTTGAAGTTGAGAAAGAAGGATCATATTTAAATTTTACTTCTTGTGGTTTTGCTGGATTATTTCCTTCTATTCTGATAATGGAATAAGATGAAAATGGTATCACATTATAGATTCCAAATTGTTCTGATATTTCTAGTTTTAAGTAAAAATCTCCATACTTACACATATTACGAGCCCATGACCATAGGTTGAATTCAATATTTAATACATCATAAAATAAATTATATAGTATTTTTTGTATTGTTTCATCAGAAGAACGTATTTGTAATACTTCTCCTAAATCATTTCTTAAACAAGTTTCATCAGCTAATATATCTAATGTGGAAGCAATAATTGAATCTTGATCCATCATTTCATAATCAGCATATAATTGTACTCTTTGGGTAGGATAAGAAGTATCACTATTATAATTAAAATTTAAACCACCAGTTGTGGTATATATTTTATTATATCTGTCAAATAAAGAGTTTGTCTGTAAAGTACCAAGTTGTTGAATACGATCTGTATCCATTACTTTTAACTGATTACCACCAACGTTTCTTATAATAACGTCAGTAGAAAAAATTCTCTTTAATCTACCAAATAATGAGGTATCTACCATAATGTAAATTGTATTTTATATAAATATTAAATTATCTAAGCAGCCATGATATATCTTCAGTCCCCCCACGCCCATCATCCATTTGATATGGATTTTGAGTGAATGAGTTTGCCGAATAAGCTCCTGGGGCTGTTTGGGTAACTACCCCAAAGTTTCCTAAGGTAGCTCTTGTAAGTTCAATTCCTTGTTGTCTATTTCTTAAAGCGGTATCTCGTAAAAATAAAGTTATTGCAAATGCCATTACTAAATCATCATTATAACCTGATTGGGACTGGGCTTTACCATTTTTCCAAACAAATACTCTTAACTCACTCATTAACCTTTTTGACTGGATTATAACTGATTTTTCATGTATATATGATACTAGTTTTGATATACATAAAGGTCGGGTTTTCATGGAAGTTGTAAATCCAGGTACCATACCTTGACCATTTTCCATTCTAGCCATTTGGTTTTCACTGGCTCCTAATGTAGTATCTGCTTTAGAGGAATAATATAGATTTCTATATCCCCTTTCAATTAATTGTTCAATTACACTCCAACCTATATTAGCGTTTTCTACAACTAATAAAGCATCACAATATTCAGTAGATATTGAAAATAAAATATTTGCAAAATCTTTGGTTGGGATTTGAGCTTTATATTCAGCTACTTGTTTAGCAGCTTCTATATCTAAAATATGAAAAGCAGAATAGTCAGTTCCATCACCTCTAGCAACGTCAGCTACCACCAGATAAGATTTGGTATAATCTGGTGTTTCCCATATCCATAGAGACCCATCTACTCCTCTTCTTTCCATAGGATCTGAAGTAAAAGAATCTTCATAAAAATTAAGCATATCAGGTTCAATAACAGTATCCCCTGATGTACTAAAATCACAATCACATTCTTGAGCGGCGTGTCTTATTCCTAAGATTTCATCTTGATCATCTCTCCATACTTGGTCTCGTTCTGGGTGAACAGTCCATGGTAAGGATAAGGGGACAAATTTATTTTCTTTGGCTTGAGCTTTAGTAAAGGATTTATGGAACCAGTTACCGGTACCATAAGGGGTGGATAAGGCCAAACATTGACCTCCAGTAGCTAAAGTTTGTTGTGCTGATGCAAAAATCTCATCTATACCTTCAATAAAAGCAGCTTCATCAATAATAAGGAATGAAACAGCTTCTGATCTACCTGCATCTGCTGTTGCCCCTACTGCTTTAATTTGTGATCCGTTAGCTAAACGTAGTGATAATTTATTATGTTCCACCGTTTTAATCTGCATCCATTTAGGAAGCGCATCATATGCGAACCTAACCTTGGTAACCATATTTTTCGCTGTTTCTTGTTTAGTAGCGATACATAGAACGTTTTTATCCTTCTGGAATAACATCAACCATAAAGAATAAGCTGATGCTAGAGTTGAAATACCTAACTGTCGGGATTTATTGATAATTGTATATTCATTCTTTTGAAGTTGTATTAATACTTTTTCTTGGAATATATAAAGGTTAAATTGGATTCTACCTTTTTGAGGGTGTTGGATCCAATAATATTTCTTCATCCAGTAAACTGGATCTTGGGCACATCTAAGCCATTCTTGTTTAATAATCTCCTTTAATGGGAGTTGAGTATTTTTGGGCATAACTTATTTTTTATTTTATTACAGGTCTTCCCCACTCATTAAATCAGCAGCACTCATTTGTCTTGGAGTTATTTTTTTCTCTAATGCTTTTTTCTCAGCTGTTAAATCTTTTAATTGAGCTATAATATTTGCTTCTGCAGGTGTACCTTTAACCTCTTGGTATTCTTTGGCTAAAGATTTCATTTTTTTAGTTACTTGAGCTAATCTCTCAATTTTAGTACCTAATCTTTTATTACCTTTAGCAGCTTTTATAGCTTGATTATTCATTTCTTCTTCATCAGATTCCATACTTGATGATATATCACTTGGTATTAAGTCAGCTAATTTAGTTGAATTAGATTTTGGATTAGTTATTTTTAATTTTGAAGATTTGGTTTTTGGAGCAGCAGCTGCTTTATTTGGATCAGCTAGTTTATCTGTTTTGACAGTAGATGGAGAGGACCCAACTTGAACAAAGGCCGCTAATTCTTTTTCTAATACTCCTCTGGATTTTGGGTTATTAAAAGTAGCCATATCTTTACCAGTTTGTTTAGCTAATTCTTTATAATCAATTTCTCCAGTTTTTTCTAGAGTATCTAAAGTATTATATAATGTGGTTCCAGGTTTATATTTTTCTTTAGCGGCAGCAATTGCAGCTTTAGCTTCTGGTGAATTATCTGCTATTTTATAAAATGAAGCCATTTCTTCTAATGTTTCACCTTCATCAATAAAGTCAGTATCAAGGTAATAGTTTTCCATATCATCTTCACTATCAAATCCTTGGTCTTCGTACCCTTCAGCTAATAATTGGTTTCTAAATTTTAATAAATCAATTGAACTCATTTTATATTTTTTAATTAGATTTTAATATAAATATTAAAAGGAAATTACTTTTTTAATTTGATTAATCCTTTCCTCTACTGAGCCTGATATACTATGGGAGTTATTTATTCTATGGGAATATAAATTTAATATATTTTGTATAGTAAAATCAATTAAATCCCTATATTCAGCATTAGTGGCACGAACTCCATTATCTTCTATCTCTACTCCTAAAGGAGAAACATAAAAAATATAATCATATTCATTAATAAAATTACAAGCATATTCTTCAAATAGCAATTTATTGGTATCTTTAATTGATTTAGAAGCATTAGTAAATGCCATTACATCAATAACTGTTCTATCAGTTATTAAATTATCATACATTAATTCCGAAACACGTTCAGCTAAAAATATTGTCTGCCCTTTTAATGTTGAATCGGTATTTAAAGGAATACCTAAATCTCTTAAATACTTACTACGCTCAGTAGCAAAATGATAATCTTTAAACTGTGGTAATTCTTTTAAAGCATTAACTAATGTAGTTTTACCTACAGATACAGTACCTACTAATCCTATTTTCATATAACTTTAATTTTTATAATACATTAATATAATAAGGCTCCCTGCGGGAGCCAAATTTATTTATTAGAATCTTGATTGTACTTGAGGATTTTTTTCTGGTGGGACTCCATTTCTGTCTCTTCGAGCCTCTATCCAATCTTCTTTTGTGTATTGAAAACCGTATATATAATATTCAGATTTTTGTTTTAATTCTTTTGGGTATTTTAAAGCTGGCCCATCCCAAGAATGTAATTTGTTATCAAAAAAAGTAATTGTTTTACCTTCAGGTGTAGTTAAAGTTCTTGTTCTATAATCTTTATCAGACATAACATTATTTTATTTGGTTAAAATATTTTAAAAAGTCGGCTATAACTATTTGATTTTTTGGTTCTGATATAGAAAATGCTTGTTCAATTAACTGTTTAATAGGTTTTTTAGATTCAGTTAATAGATTTTTAATTGGAGTTAAAGCAGATTCTGCTAATATTAATTCATCCAATGTACCATAATCCTCAACATCATTAAGGTATAAGGTTAAAATTTCTTGCAATTTATTTTGAGAAATATTCATATACTAATCTTTTAATATGTTTAGCTACTTCATGTAATTTTTTAATTTGGTTATTTAACCATTGTAATCTTTCTCCCATACGTTTGCCCTCCATTGGTTTTTCAATATTACCTGATGGTATATATTGAAGTAGTGGTTTCATATATTCACTACCAGTTAAAAATATAAATTTGTCTTTTTCAGGACTAATACCTAATGATTTTATTTGTGATATTACTTTTTCACCCCAAGCATTTTTTTCATCTTTAGGCATTTCTTTTAAAGTTTTATCATAAGGAGATAGCACCTTTGTCATAGGTACTAGAAAATGTTTAGCAGATAAAATATATATTTTGTCAGGTTTAAGAGATAAACCATACTCTTTTGTTTTTTTAAACATGGGGGATGCTGAGTATAGATCTTGGGCCTGTGATGGTTTATCAAGTTTTGATTTAGTACAGCTTAAAAGTACAATTGTAGACATTTAGTATATTTTACACCCATAAATATTAAAAAAGTAGTTATTTAATAAATTCTTTTACATTTATACTTAATTAATTTTTATTTTTGTACCTGGTAAATCTTCATTTATAGTT